ACTATATCACCCATACAAAGGTAAAACTACCCACAAAGCATTAGATGGCACACCTCTGGTTGCTAGAACTTGTAAATCTGTTAAAGAAGCAAGAATGCTAATTAAGAGATACGAAGACCACCCTAACTTTTTATATGGCACAGATAGATGGCAATATCAATACATGGCAGACTATTGGCCGGGTCAAGTTGAATATGATAAAGACAAGTTAAGAATTTATACAATTGATATTGAAGTTGAAAGTGAACAAGGATTTCCTAATCCTGATGACGCTGAAGAAAAGATGATTTGTATAACTATTAAAGATAGTGTTACAAAAAAATTCTTGGTTTGGGGTATTGCTGATTATACAGTTAAACAAGATAATGTTTCTTATATCAAATGTGATAATGAAAGAGACTTACTTAAAAAGTTTTTAGATTTCTGGCGTCAATATACACCAGATGTTGTTACAGGTTGGAACAGTAAATACTTTGATGTACCTTATTTAATTAATCGTATTGAGAAAGTATTAGGTTCTGCTGCCATAAAAAGAATGTCGCCATGGGGTCTAGTAGATAGAGATACTGCTTATCACAATGGTAGACAAGTAACATTTTTCAGATTACTAGGTATTGCACAATTAGACTATTTGCAATTGTATGCCAAATTTACAATTAAGAACCAAGAACGATATACACTTGACCATATTGCTTTTGTTGAGTTAGGTGAACAAAAAGATAAAAACCCATATGATACTTTCAAAGAATGGTATCAACAAGACATACAATCTTTTATTGATTACAATATTATTGATGTTGAGTTAGTTGATAAACTAGAAGATAGATTACAATTGATTGAACTTGCATTAACTATGGCATACAATGCCAAAGCAAATTATGAAGATGTATTTTCGCAAGTTAGAATGTGGGATACAATTATCTTTAATGAATTGTTAAAAGACAATATTGTTGTACCAATGAGAAAGATTGGTAGTATTCAAGCAAAAGAACTTGTTGGTGCATATGTTAAAGAACCTAAAACAGGTTTCCATGAATGGGTTGTATCTTTTGATTTAAACAGTTTGTATCCACACCTTATTATGCAATACAATATTTCGCCAGAAACTATTTTAGAAGGTCAAAAAGATATTAAGATTTCTGACTTGATAAACAAGACGGTTGATACCTCTGATGGTAATTGTGTTGCTGCTAATGGCACAATGTATAGAAATGATAAACAAGGTATGTTGCCACGAATTATACAAAAAGAATATAATGCTCGTACAATATTTAAAAAGAAAATGTTAGAAGCAGAACAAATGTATGCTAACACAAAAGATAAGAAGTATGAAAAACTTGCAAGAAAATATTATATTGTTCAGCATTCTAAAAAGATTTCATTGAATAGTGCTTATGGTGCAATTGGTAACAAATACTTTAGATATTATGACCATAGACAGGCAGAAGCAATTACAATGTCAGGTCAATTAAATATTAAATGGATTGAGAAGAAACTAAACGAATACTTTAACAAGTTGTATAAAACTGATGATGATTATATTATTGCTAGTGATACAGATTCCGTGTATATTAATATGGCGCCATTAGTTAAGATGACAGGCGCTACAGATAAGAATAAGATTGTTAAAGCATTAGATAGTTTTTGTAGAGATAAAGTTGAACCATACATTGCTAAAGTATATAAAGAACTTGCAGATTATATGAATGTCTATGAACAAAAAATGGAAATGGCAAGAGAAGTTATTGCTGATAGAGGTATCTGGACTGCCAAGAAAAGATATATTTTAAATGTACACAATTCTGAAGGTGTACAATATCCAGAACCTAAACTAAAGATTATGGGTATTGAAGCAGTTAAGACCTCAACGCCACTACCTTGTAGAGATAAACTCAAAGAGAGTTTTAAAATATTAATGAATGGTGATGAAAAAGAAATGAAAGAGTTTTGTGTAAACTTTAGACGAGAGTTTGAATTGTTACCACCTGAAGATATTGGTTTCCCTCGTAGTGTAAACAATGTAGAAAAATATAGTGATACAACATCTATCTACAAAAAAGGCACACCAATGCATGTCAAAGGTGCATTACTATATAATCATCTATTGAAAACAAAAAAAGTATCACATAAACATCAAGCAATTTACGAAGGCGATAAAGGTAAGTTTGTGCATTTGAGAAAGAATCCTTGGAATGCCAATGTAATAACTTTCATTGGTAGTTTACCAAAAGAATTTGATATGCATAAACTTATTGATTATGAACAACAATTTACTAAATCATTTATGGATCCACTACGATTTATACTCGAAGCAATAAACTGGAAAGTGGATGCAAGTGATAGTAATACAATTGAGGATTTCTTTTGATATTAAATGACCAAGATAGTACCTGGGCAATGAATTACTTTATTGAATACTTTGGGCAGTTTGAGAGAATTGACCAGTATCTTAAAGAACAAAAACTAGAACAAGTCAAATCTTTTCCATTTCAGTTACCTGGTATGGCAGATGAAGATGATTTCTTTAGTAATTTTGATTTACACCCACATGATATGAAATTTAGTGTAACAATACCAAACGGACAAATATTTGATAGAATGTTAAACAAAACATCTAGTCATACAAACATGTCAAGTATACCTGGTAAAAGTATTAGATTATTAGTTACAGAAACAACAACAAATACAATAGTTGGTTTTATAAGATTAGGTAGTCCAGTTATCAACAGCAAACCACGAAATGATTTTCTTGGTAGACCTTTACAAACAACAGACTTAAAAGAAATGGGTCGTTTCAATGCAAGTGCCATCATGGGATTTGTTATAGTACCAACACAACCTTTTGGTTATAACTATCTAGGTGGTAAATTATTAGCGGCGATATGTTGTTCTCATCATGTCCGTGATTTACTAAATAGCAAGTATAATACTAATATATGTTTATTTGAAACTACATCATTATATGGTAGTAGTAAGGCGTCAAGTCAATATGATGGTATGAAACCTTATTTAAGATTTAAAGGTTTGACAGATAGTAATTTTTTACCATTGTTACATGGTGACGCTTTTAAACAAATGAATAAATGGTTTACGGAACGAAATGGTAATGAACCATTAGTTGACCCAGAGGCAAGTAGTAGAAAACTTAAAACACAAACGAAGATGGTATCTGTTATAAAGGAATCATTAAAAAAACACAATACTAACTTATATGAAAAGTTTGGTAACTTGACGGAAAGAAAAAGGTTTTATATATCTGATTACGGTTATGACAATGTACCACAGTATTTAAAAGGTGAAACTGATAAGTTAAATCCTAGTGTACACCACTATGATAAATTCACTTTAGAAAATACAATCAAGTGGTGGCAAAAGATTGCAGGTAAAAGATATGATAAACTAAAGCAAAGTGCCACATTGAGGAATGAATTAGAGATATGGCACCAGGATGCTGAAATACAAATTATAAGATAAAGCTTGACTTTTGAAAGGAGTATGATATAATGGAAGAGTTGATTAAAAAATTAGATGAACAAAACTTAACAGTTGCTGATTATAGTACAATGGTAAAGATAATACAAGCGTCTTTACAAAGAGGAGCGATAAGAGCGGAAGAATGTACTACTGTTGGTCAATTGTATGACAAATTAATAATTATGATAGAAAAACAAAATAAGGAGAATGAGAATGCCAGACTTTCTGAAACAGATAATTAAAGATACAGGAAACGAATATGCCAGTTTAGTAAGTGAAGGTGTCGAAGCAGGTGATGTAGATACTTTTATTGATACTGGTTCTTATATGTTCAATGCTCTGTTATCTGGTAGTATTCATGGTGGTATTCCATCAAATAAAATTACTGCTGTTGCAGGTGAAAGTGCTACAGGTAAAACTTTCTTTGTATTAGGAATGTGTAAACATTTTTTAGATAACAACCCGGATGCAGGTGTTATTTTCTTTGAAAGTGAAAGTGCATTGACAAAAAAATTAATTGAAGATAGAGGTATTGATAGTAGTAGAATGGTAATTATGCCAGTAACTACAGTCCAAGAATTTAGACATCAAGCATTATCAGTTGCAGAAAAATATTTAGAACAAGATGAAGGTGATAGAAAACCTTTATTGTTTGTATTAGATAGTTTAGGTATGTTATCTACAACAAAAGAAGTAGAAGATACAGCAGAGGGTAAAGAAACTAGAGATATGACTAGAGCACAGGTACTCAAAGCGGCATTTAGAGTTTTAACTTTAAAATTAGGTAGAGCAAAAGTGCCAATGGTTATTACAAATCATACTTATGATGTAGTTGGTGCATATATGCCAATGAAAGAAATGGGTGGCGGGTCAGGATTGAAATACGCTGCTAGTACAATTGTCTATCTATCAAAGAAAAAAGACAAAGAGGGTACGGAAGTTGTAGGTAATATTATACATTGTAAAACACAAAAGTCCAGATTATCAAAAGAGAATATGATGGTTGATGTAAGATTACGATATGATACAGGTTTAGACAAATACTATGGACTATTAGATTTATGTACAAAGTATGGTATATTTAAACAAGTATCAACAAGAATAGAGTTACCAGATGGCACAAAACAATATGCTAAATCAATATATAATGAACCAGAAAAATATTTCACAGACGATATACTAAAACAAATAGACGAAGCGGCACAGAAAGAGTATAGTTATGGCAACGAAATATAGTTACCAAGAAAATCCATCAAACGAAGTAATGGGTTTTAAAATAGAAGAAGGTACATATAAAGATGTTATCTATACTTATGGTAAAGTAAATTTTATTGAAGATGAGGAATCAGATAAGTTAAGATTGAAGTTTGAATATGATGTACATGAGAATCCTACAAAACAAAATACGGATTCAAGTGATTTTATAAATGTCATTGGTGACATTTTAGCAATAGAAGTGGAAAGGAATCCTAGTGGTAACAGCGGAACGAATAGAGAGAACGACCCTAAAAAATCTAATACATAACGAAGAATATACTCGTAAGGTATTACCTTTTTTAAAGGCAGAATATTTTGATGACAGAAGCGAAAAGATAATCTTTTCTGAAATTGAAAAATTTATATCTCAATATAATAAACCACCTACAAAAGAAACACTACAGATTGATATAGGTAAAAGAAAAGACCTAAACGAAAAAGAATATCAAAATATAGTTGACTTAATTTCTACACTTAACAAAGAAGAAATAGATTTAGCGTGGTTAGTTAACACTACAGAAAAGTTTTGTAAAGACCGTGCCATTCATAATGCAGTTATGGAAGGTATTCATATCATTGATGGTAGAGATAAAAAACATACACCAGAGGCAATACCAGAAATATTAAAAGACGCTTTGGCAGTAAGTTTTGATAATAATGTCGGGCACGATTACTTATCAGATATTGAAAAACGATTTGACTTTTATCATAAGAAAGAAAATAGAATTGCTTTTGATTTAGATTACTTTAATAAAGTTACAAAAGGCGGACTCCCTAATAAAACATTGAATGTTGCTCTTGCAGGTACGGGTGTTGGTAAAACTTTATTCATGTGTCATCAGGCTGCCGCTGCCTTAGCAGATAATAAGAATGTATTGTATATCACAATGGAAATGGCAGAGGAAAGAATTGCAGAAAGAATAGATGCTAACTTATTAAATGTATCTATGGAAGATTTACATATGTTAAACAGAAAAATGTTTAACGATAAGATAGTACAATTACAAGGCAAGACAACAGGTACAGTTATCATTAAAGAATATCCAACCGCAGGTGCAGGTGCAAATCATTATAGAGCATTAGTCAATGAGTTGGCATTAAAGAAAAGTTTTAAACCAGATATTATATTCATAGACTATATTAATATTTGTGCAAGTAGTAGATTTAAGGCAGGTGCTAATGTAAACAGTTATACTTACATTAAAGCAATCGCTGAAGAATTAAGAGGATTGGCAGTAGAGTTAGATGTGCCAATTGTAACGGCAACACAAACAACAAGAACAGGTTTTGTTTCCACAGATGTAGGTTTAGAAGACACATCTGAAAGTTTTGGTTTACCAGCAACAGCAGACTTTATGTTTGCTTTGATTAGTAGTGAGGAATTAGAGAAGGCAGGTCAAATGCTTGTCAAACAATTAAAGAACAGATACAACGACCCAACAATGAATAGAAAGTTTATTATAGGTGTTGATAGAAGTAGAATGAAATTGTTTGATATAGAACAATCAGCACAAAATCTAATACAACCAGAACAGGAGAAATATGTCGAACACAGTATTAAAAAAGAAGAAACGCCAGAAGACAAGTACAAGAAGTTCCAAAACATCCAATTCTAAACTATCTTATAGTGTAAAAACTGTAAAAAAGAACAAGGATATAGTATTTGAAGTATGGCAGAAAAATTCTTTAGGTAAAAATGGTAGAGTAAGTACCTTTGATTTTAAGAAGGACGCTAAAGAATTTGCAGAATTTCACAATAAAAACCAAATATGGCGTACAAATGGAGGTATTCCTAACTTTCTGCTTGACTAAATAGTTACTTTAGTATATAAGAGTTATATTAACTTTTAAACATGGGAGTAATGATGAAGACTTTTAAGGAATACAGACAATTAAGCGAAGGTAGTACAACAGC